CGATGAATATTGGTGGAATAAATGTAGAGACCGCACACGGTCTCCAGAGTGTTTCCGATACGGGGAACGTTACTTCGAACACTCTACAATTCTCCAATGCAACGACGGGCTTCGTGACGACCGCGAACGTCCAGATCGGGAGGGATCTCGTAGTCACTGGAAACGCCACCGTTTCGACCGATTTAACCGTGAGTGCAAATGCTACGGTGACGGATACACTCACCGTTTCCGAGCACTTAATCGCTTCGAAAGAAGCAACAGTCACGGGAAATCTACACGTCACGACGATTCGATCGGATTCGAATGTCGTCGCCGAGTACACGGGACCCCACGATCGACCCCTGCGGAAGTACCCGGAGGTGGCTTTGACTGCCGATGATAATTTATCTACGTCGGGGTACAAAGCAAGCGTGAGTAGTTTACTCACAGGTAATGATGCATTTAGGGCATTTGATGCGACTGGAGCTACATCATTTTGGCATTCACAATATCCTTACTATACATTCGTGACAGGAACATATAACCCGGGACAGTCGGCACTCGGCACTGGTACACCCGCGAATGGAACAACTCTTCCAACAACTGAGCTTATTTCTGGACATCAAGGAGAATGGATAAAATTACAAATGCCTAAAAAGATTAAACTCGAAGAAGTTCGCGTCTATGCGAGTAATCGCGCTGCCGCTGGTATAAATGTTTACCAAATGCCCAAGGATATTGCTATAGCTGGTAGTAATGATGGAACTAACTGGTACCTTGTTGATTCAGGTACGTTACGAACGGGTATCCGAGAATCTTACGGAATGGCTTCTTTACCCGTAACGACATCTTCTTATTATAGTTATCTCGCACTCATCGTAAAAAGTACAGATAACCAGGGTGCTAACTATTCAGCGGTTGAAATTGCAAACATTGAATATTATGGTCGAGAAGAAGGCAGTGGCTCCCTAGACACCACCCTAAAGACCGTGTACAACGTGCCGGCGACCACGGGGACCCAGTTGGAGGTTTATTATGATGGGCAAGACTATGGACCCAGCGTCCCAACTTCCATTACAGATAAAACCGGTAATGGAAACAATACAACTACAGTTGGAAGTGGCATAGGTTTCGATTCGACATATAAGGCATTCACATTTGATGGAACTGCGAATGGTAAAATTGAAGGGACGCATGGTTTGGGAACTGGTACGGGCATTCAGTATTCAATGTCTTTGTGGTTTAAGGCTGATGTGTTAAGTGGAAATCATCGTCTCGCAACTTTCGGAACACAAGGTACTCAATATCAATCGTCAACATTGCTTATTTACCAAAATGACATTCATCTCGACCATTGGTTATCCGAAATTAAAACAACGTCGGATATTTTAGTTCCTAACGTATGGTATCACCTAGTTGCCATACACACTGGTCCAGGGACTGAAGACGTTTCTCAGAACGCTTTATACTTAAACGGTGTAAAACTGGAAGATGTGACGACGGGTGGTTCCGCCGCAAATGGAACATTTAATTTACAAGGTACAGGACTTACGATTGGTGCAGATTCTGCGGGTACCAATCCATTCGACGGTTCCATCGCGAACTTCCGTCTCTACTCTAAAGTCCTGAACGCCGACCAGGTGAAGGAACTCTACGACTTCCAAAAAGACTATTTCTTGGGGTCCAAGTCCCAAGTGACCCTGTACAAGGGACACTTGGGCGTGGGGGTCACCGAACCCTCGGGGCAACTCGAGTTGGCGGGAGATGAGCGGATTCAAGAGTATCCTCCTAGGGCATTTGAGACGTCGGCGGGGTCGAATGGTCCTGATGATCTTTATATAGAAGGTCATGGACATTTTAAAGCTTGGTCTACTTCATCTTACGGTCCTGATTACACAGCGGGTGGCGCGTTTACTAAATCAAATAGTCACACCTATGATTCTTGGATATCTGCTGCGGGTGATTGGGAACTTGGCACGACGAGCACTGGCTTACCTGGCGCGAATGCCCCGACATTCGCTGGATACAAAGGAGGTCATCTTATTTTGGAATTACCGTACTCTATTCTTCTTAAATCTTTTATTGTGGATGAACGCCTGAATTTGGCTCGTCAACTTCCTTCGGTGTTTGTTATCATAGCTTCAAACGATGGAATTAATTGGGATACTATATTTAACCACACGGCTACAGCGGGTATAGAATCCGATTATGCTGGTAATATATTTAGCGTTAATGCCACGAAAACGTACAGTCAGTATGGTTTTGTCGCCCTCAAAAATGGAAATACGAATTCCAATGATCATCTCGCCGTAGGTGAGTGGCGTCTCTTCGGCACCCCCGGTCCCACGACCCTCGATAAGGGTTCGCTGACTTTAGGGAGATCCCTCGACGTACCCCGCGTTTCGCGGTATGATGTGGATACGGAAACCCCGAGACCCGAGAAGTTGGTGGTGGATTTCGATACCACCGTGAACTCCTCACCCACAGATATTTCGGGGCAGGGGAATCATGGGACGTTTTACAATGGTGCTGAATACTCTGCGGCGGATAAGGCGTTTAAGTTTGTAGGTGTAGATAACAATAACCAAGCTGCTAACAGTAGTGATACTGTTAGGGGAACGCATGGTTTAAGTGGTACCCGACCAGTTCATTCACATTCCGTGTGGTTTAAACAAACAACTGATGCCAGTGATTATACATGGGTATGTGCAGCCGGAACGGCTACTGGTCAGCAGCAATCGGGAATTCTTCTCTCCGGTAGCTCAAGTTATCCTAATAGAATTACATTTGATTGTTACAATGGATGGGTTACGAGTACTGTAACCGCTGAACTGAACAGATGGTATCACGTAGTCGCAACATTTAACGGTGGTACAACTTTCAACACTACTAACTGTAGAATATATGTTGACGGTGTTGATTGTACAGGTCCATCAAGTGAAGTATACAACGAGCAGACATTTAATTTGCAAGGTGCAATATTAGCGTTAGGTTCGACACATAATGGAACACGTGGTCTAACAGGTTTAGTTTCAAATTATAAACTCTACAACGTCGTCCTCGAACCCTCGGAGGTCCGCAAACTCTACAACTTGGGCCGAACCGGGCGGTCCATGGTCATCAGCGACACGGCCGTCGGGATCGGGAAAGCTCCCGAGGCGCAGTTGGACGTGCGGGGGATCTTGAACGTTGATGGTGTGATCACAAATCAACAGAGACCAGCATTTTACGTGTGGAGAGATGGAACAGGTGATAATATAGAGGCAATAGGCCACGGCGGCGGATCTCGGCTCGCTGTGACCGGTGTAATAACAAATTGGGACAGTAAAAGGATAGATACAGCGGGTACGTTTGATTTAAGTAATGGTAGGTATTACATACCCGTTTCAGGACTTTATATGTTTATCGGAGCCGGAGTGTATAGATACCAATCCGGAAATGGAATTTTAGAAGCTTCGTTTTACGTTAACGGTTCACTTATTGGACCGCGAGGTATATCGTATAACAGAGGAAATACAACGAGTGAACATCACACGGTTACCATAACGTTTATGAGATTTATGAATGCGGGTGATTATGTTCAGATGGGGGTACCCGTTGCTCATTCCGCGTGTGACTTATATTACGGCGATAATCTTGGATATTTTTCTGGATATTTATTAGGATAAGATGATACGCGATCCACCAATCGGGTTTATCGTTAACGTTGTTTACGAAACGATGACTCGATTAGGTGTTTCTCCCCCCGAAATGAAATGGGAAGAAACATGGGAATCTATCATATTACCAGACGGTTATACAAAACCAGCGAAAGAGGTTTTTGAAGCGAAGTTCCAAGAAATTATACGTGAGTATTCGTTTAAGGAACTCCGCCAAGAACGTAATCAGCGCCTCGCCGAGGTGGATTGGATCTTTTCAGAAGATTATGCGATCGATGACGCGTCGTACCAACAATGGCTCACGTACCGTAAAGCTTTACGCGACCTTCCCGCGGTGACGGAAGATCCATTGAACCCCGTTTGGCCGGAGAAACCGGCGATGCCTTCGGGAACGACCGAAACTAAA